ATGAACTACGCCAACCTGCGCACCTACACCATCCTGGCCATTGTCCTTGTCGTGGCCTACACGCTGACCTTTGCCCGCAACGATGAGCAGGCCATCCTGAACATGGCCGTGGCCTGCGGCCTGCTCAACCTCGCTGGCGTCGTCTTTGGCATCCTGGCTGACCGGCAGCCCAAGCCGATGGCCGTGCCCCGAAATCCTGAACCGATCCGAGTTCTGGACTCGGCCTGGAACCCCGACAGCGTCGGCAACCCCGACTGCGCCCGGCACTGCGCCGGGGGCTGTGGTGGCATCCCTGGCATTGTCGTGGGCTGCGGTGTGCTCGTGGACCGCGACTCGGGCGAGGTGCTGCACCTGGGCATGGGTGTGGGCCTGGGGGCTGACGTTGTCGGGGGCCGCGGCGTTGTCGGGGACCGTGGCGTTGTCGTGGGGGCTGATGTTCGCAATGTCCTGGGGGCTGGCGTTGTCGGGGCCAGGTTCTGGGACGGTGCCAGCGCCAAAAACCTGCCCAAACTGGACGTGAATTGATACTTTGCACCTATCTTTAACCGGGGACAGATTGCCTTCGTCCCCACTTCCGACAGCGATTGCTGTCATGACTAGGAGACCAACATGAGCCTGTACTTCGTCATGCGTCCGAGCGACGCCAACGACCCCTGCCCCGTGTTCACCCGGTACGGCCGCATGGCCGGCGACCTCAAGCGTGCCCAGGCCACGGCGCGCAAGGTCAATGGCCGGGTGTACGCCACGGACGGCGCCGGCAACACCCTGGTGGCGGACTACTGGACCGCCCCGGCACCGAAGCCCGAACGCCGCCCGTTCGCGGTGCACCAACGGGTGATGGCCGAGGCCGCCTTGTTCGGCCGCCTGGTGTGCAACTGAGCCCCGACAACGCCAGCGCCAGGGCCAAAGTACACCGCCAGCGCCCCGACAACGCCAGCGCCAGGGACAACCCACCCTGGCCCCGTGTAGGAAATCCCACCTACACCCGGGCTTGCCGTCCGTCCGACCGACGAATGGCAAGCCGCCGCCGCCCTACGCCCCCGACAGCGCCATCGCCCAAGCTCATCCCATATTGTGAAATGGCCCCCTTCGGACCCTTCCACAAGTGAGCTTCCACTCACCTCGGGTAAACCCTTACAAAAACAGCCCGTTTTCTCCCAAGCTGTTGATCTGTATGCCTACCCTTCCCAGTTATTTTTGCAAGGTTTTTTTGGAAAACACTTCTTTTTTTCAAAACTCATTTCACAATCTGAAAAGCGTTTTGAACTTTTCCGGGACCATCCTGGGAAAAATTTGCAAAAATAATTGGGCCCCCAAAACCCGGGTACTTTCCACCTACACCCAAAACTGTAGTACCCCGGGCCCAAACTGAGTACCTGTCGCCCCTGCGACTTGCCGCCCGGGACACCCTGAGCCGCGTGCTACAGTGCGCCCCGTTCCCGAGCCGATTGGCTCACCCCTTCGGAGTTCAACTTCCATGCCCCCTCTCGGCAACACCCTGCCGGTGCACGTCCGTGTGCCCGAGCCCGACCCCTCCAACTACTCCCTCTGGAAGCTGGTCCTGCACCGCTACACCGAGCGGATCTACGACCTGCGCGACGAGCTCAGGGAGCTGCCCTACTGCCCCACCGTGTGCAACGTCCTGAAGTGGGTGTGGGGCCAGCAAGGGGAGTTGACCCAGGCCGAGTACACCCGGCTGTTCCACGTCATCATCGCCTTCATGGACGACGGCCTGGAGGGCCACCAGGTCTCCAGCGCGCACCTGCGCACCCTCACCGAGTGCGCCCAGCTCCAGCAGGCTTGGCCCTCGGACTTGAACTACCACGCCGCCAAGCACCGCGCCGAGTTCCGCTTGCGCTGGCTGCGCTGGCACGCCGGCCTTGAGATCGGTGGCCAGTTCCCCTGGGCCGCACGGGTTTTGGCCGACCCGCCCGCCCCAGAACCGAGTCAGGAGGCCTGAGATGAACCTGACCCCTGAACAGCGCGCCGAGGCTCTGCCCAACCCAGACAACGCCGAGGTCTGGCGCCGCGTGCTCGACTGCTACGGCGACTTCGCGCCTGACTACCGCGGATACATCTGCGATCACCTCGCCAAGTGCAACCGCGACGGCGTGATCTCCTGGCCCGAGCGGTGCGAACTCGAAGCCGAGGTGAACCTGTTCCTGTCGCCGCCGTTGTCGGGGAACTGGGCCGCCGTCACCCTGACGAACGCCGCGCAGCAGGCCCTCAAGTGGCCAGCCGACCTGTGCGTCGACTGGGCCCCCGACTGCGTCGAGTTCCGCCGCCGCTGGATGCGCTGGCGCGCTGGCCTGCCACACCGGGCGCTGCCCTGGGCTGACGCCCTGGCCAAGATCTGAAACCAACCCCCATCCCCGAGCGATTGCTCGACCGCCGGCACGACCGGCATTTAGGAGACCATCATGAGCATTCCCACGCCCTGGAACGCCGTTCGCCACCACCTGGAGGCCATGGCCCGCATCCCCGAGGAGGCCGGTCGCACCACGCTGGCCAGCGCCCTGGCCGACATGCTGGAGACCCGCGCGCTGCACCCCCGCCAATTCAGGTTCGCCCAGGCCGAGTTGCAGGCGTACCAGCGCGGCGCCAGCACCCTGACGCTGGCCGCCATGGCGGACGGGGCGTTCCCAGCCAGCCTTGACCCCCTGAACTTCCGCCACCGCCAGGTCTTCGAGATTGAGTTCGTCTCGTGGCTGTCGGGGTTCTCGGACGGCGCGGACTTGCCCTGGGCGGCTGGGGGGCGGCGCTCCTTCACCTTCACGGAGTCCCGCTGCTCGCCTGAGCTTTGGGGCAAGCTGGCTGACGTGTACACGGGGTGGAGCCCGGACGGCTCCACGGTCGAGTACCTGTGCCATGCCGTGGAGGATCTGGAGGCTGAAGGGGTGGTCGACGAGGTTGAGGCCCGCGACCTCCGCGCCGAGATCGACTCCTACGTGAACCCGATCGAGTCGCCCGACTACTTCTCCTACCTCAGCTCGTGGGCGCTGATCTCCGGGGCGTACCCCGAGGACCTGGTGGAAGTGGGCCTCCATGCACACGCTGCGTTCCGGCTGCGCTTCGTTAACTGGAAGGCCGGGCGACCCCTCGGGCCGCTGCCCTGGGCGCAGAACGACTTGCCGGCCGTGCACCTGATCCAGCCCGAGGAGGTGACCCATGCCTGACGCCGAACTGCAAAGGCTCTGGGGCCTGGTGCTGGTGGAGTTCAACAAGCAGGCGGCAGATCGGTACCCGAACTGCCCCGCCCTGTGCTATGTGATGAGCGGTATGAGGTTCTCCCGTACCCTCACGGCGGAGGGGCACGTGGAGCTGCTGCGGGACATTGGCCCGTTCCTGCAATCCCGAGGCTTCCTGCACCGGGCCGCCATCGACACTGAGGCCTGGCCACCTGACCTCTACGCCGCGAACTCGCTGCACAGGGCGGAGTTCCGGCGCCGGTTCGTGTGCTGGCGCGCAGGGCTTGAGATCGGCGGGCCGCTGCCATGGGCTGAGCAACAGGGGGGTGTGTGATGGGCCCGGAATTGCCCCTGCCCCTGACCGAGTTGCAGGCCCTCAAGCTGATCACCGTTGGCTCACTGATCGGCATCTCCATCGCGGTGCGCGCCACCTGGGATGAGGGCTGGTGGGCCAGAACCTTCGGCGCCCTGCTTGGCTTCGCGGCTGGGTCCGCGTTCGCCGTGATTCTGTGGCTGTTGACCAACGGGGTCATCCTCCTGTTCACCACCTGATTTCAACCCCCGGCCCGATTGGGCCAAGCCTTAGGAGTCCAACCATGAACACCGAGAACGGGTGGCGCGTTCCTGCGCCCAACCCCGACAACGCCGCCGCCTGGGAGCGCGTCCTGCATTTCCTGCAAGAGAGCATTGCAGAGATGATGCCCGCTTACCTGTGCATCGTCCTGGAGGTCGCAGGGGACCGGGGACTCATCACCCAGGACGAGGAGATCGCCCTGCGCCAGGAGCTGGAGTGGTTCCTGAGCCTGCCGGGGAGGATGGACGAGAAGCACCCCCTGCGCTGCGGGTTCATCACCAGGGCCGCTGACCGGGTCGGCGCCTGGCCCAACGACACGAACTCGGGCGACGAGTTCCGGGTTCGGTTCGTGCGCTGGCGCGCTGGCCTGACCACGGACGGTGACTTTCCCTGGGCGCGCTGGCCGCAATGCGAGACGCTGAGGGTGAGCGCGTGAAGGTGACCCCCTGCGAGACGTGTGAGCACCGAGCGCACCCGGTGAGCCCGGGCGACTGGTGCCGCATCCACAAAGTCAAGCTCAAGCCGGCGTGTGTGCACCACTCCGACAAGCATGAGCGTTTCAAGGCCCAGCGCGTGGAGCTGTTCCGCGCCCGGGCCAAACCCTCCGAGAGAAAGGAACCCCAGTGAACCAGATGACACAAGCCCTCGTGAACGCCAACGTGCCGATGCCCGCCCTGAACAGGCGCATCTGGCAGGTGCTCAAGGACAAGGGCGAAGCCACGGCCGCATCGCTTGCCCGCACCCTGGGCGTGGCCCCGGCTTCGGTCTCCTCGATGTGCAGCCGCATGCTGCGCCGAAAGATGCTTGAGCACCGCACCCAGACGGTGAAGGCCCGCGTGGGCAATGGCTGGGGTGAGCGCAGGGTCAGCCTGTACCGGGTGCCGCCAGGGATGCTGGAGTTCGAGCTGCTGCCCGAGCCGGCGGACCACGACCAGCCGCGCCGGGGTCGGGGCCGCCCCCGTGTCGTGGTCCCCGCCACGTATGGCGCCCCCATCGTGGTGGGCGAGGTGCCGCGCGCCGAGACCACGGCCAAGGTGCGCCAGCAGGAGGACGTCCTGGACCTGGTGGCGCACCTGCGACTGAGCGAGCTGCGCGCCCTCCAGGTGCGCCTCAACGAGATTTTCAAGGAGACCGCATGAGCCAACCCAAACCCCACATCATCGCGAAGGTCAGCCTCATGCCGGGCACCTCGGTGCGCGAGGCCGTCACGGACGCCCTCTACCTCGCCCGAGAGCTTGAGTGCTACGTCGAGTTCGATTTCAACGGCCGCTACTGCCTGGTGAGTCCCAACGACAGCCTGGACAAGAAGGTGGAAGCCCTCAGTGTTTCGCTGGGCCTGTCCCAGCCCAAGGAGTGAACATGCCCAAACGCAAAGTGATCGCCCGCCTGGGCGAGCAAGTTTTCACCCGCACCACGGACCGCGACTACAAGTTCGTGCTGGTGGGGCGCAAGGACCCCGAGAGCCTGTTCCAGGCCCGCAAGCGCAGCATCCTCGACTACGCCGAGCGCGACTGGGCAACGGTCTGCACGCTGGCGGATGGCAGCCACCCCAAGCTGCACCTGTACGACGAGGCTGAGATCGCCGAGGCCAAGCTCAACCGGGACATGGGCCGCGAGGCTTGGCTTCAGTCCCGCATCGAACGCACGCTGGGGGTCATCCGCAACGACAGCTACCCCTGGGTGGCGCTGACCTGGGCCAGCCGCCGCGACCTGGTGGAGAGCCAGCACCGGCGCTACAGCGCCGAGGCGTACTGCATGGCCGAACTCAAGATCCTGCCCGTGGAGGTGATGTGATGATCGACCCCGACAACGTCAAGAGCCTCTACGACGTCACCGGCAGCGTGAACGACATGAACACGGTGCTGGTGAACCGGGCCGAGCTGGCCGAGCTGGTGGAGAGCTGCGAGGCGCTGCGCCAGGGCCTGGCCCACCTGCATGCGCTCCTGGCATCGGCGACCCGGGTGCCGGCAGCCTGGCGCTACAAGCCTGGCGACCAGCTGCCGTGGCCAGCGTTCACCGAGCACGAGGGCATCGCGCTGGCCCACGGCATCGACGGGACGGTGACCCCGCTCTACGACATGAGCCGGGTCCTGGAGGAGGTGCCGGGCATGGTTCTGCGCCTGGCCCAGATCGCGAACCAGTTCGATGACCCCGAGCAGAACGCGATCCCAGCCGACAGCCCGGAGGCCGACTACCTCATGTTGGTGGACGCCCTCCAGCACGGGTTCACCCACATCGACGACGACGGCCACGTCTACGTGTGCACCAGCCGACAAGTCGTCGCCCTGATGCAAGCCTGCGTGGACCACGGCGCCCGGGTGCGCCAGCGCCTGGAGACGGTGCTGAAGGACAAGAACCCCACGATCGTGCCGGGCGAAGGCCACGAGCTTGACGCGTGGGAGCATGGGTTCAACGCGGGTGTCGCCGACACCGTGGCACTGATCAACAAGGAGTTGCTGTGAGACCCACCAGACTTGGCCTTGCCGCCCTGGCAGCCGTCGCCGCGGGGCTCGGTAGCCCCATCGCACTGAGTGCCAGCCCGAGCCTGTGGGACCCGATTCCGATCCCGGGCCTGGACCTGGTGAAGCCTTCCCAGCGGTGCCGCAGCAAGCGAGGCACCCACAAGCAGAACGCCCGCCGGGCGAAGAAAGGACGCGCATGAACCCGAGACAGAAAACGCTGCTGGCCGCGGGCTGGGCCATCCTGGAGGACTACGCCACCGTCGCCCGCCAATCCGGCGTCAAGGCGGTGGCTGACGTGGGAGAGCTGGCCTCTCGCAGCGCCGAGGCGATCAAGGATGTGCTGTACCAGCACAGCTCCTGGGTCACCATCATCACTGAGGCCTACGAGGGCGGCGTGGGAAAGGGCCAGCAGGCCAGGAGCCTGGGCCGGGAGATCGAGAACCCGTGGGCCGAGGGCATGGCGCGGACTGCCTGGCAGAGGGGGTACGAGGTGGGCAAGGCCCAGCCCGAGAACCCCCTGGCCGAGCACTGGCTCAAGCAGTACGAGTGGGCCTTCCACGGCTGGGAGGAGTGCAAGAAGGTGTGCGATGCGCTGCGGGATGACCTGGTGCAGTGCGGTGGACACCAACCGGTGGGCTCGGTCGTGCACCCCGCACCTCCCCCGCGCTATCCCAGTGGGGCGCCCGCGCAGGTCGAGAGCAACTGCATCCAGTGCCGCAACGCCGATTCCTGGGGCATGCCCGACCAGCCCGTGTGCAAGACGTGCGTGGCCGGCAGCGCCTGGGTGCCGTTGAATCAAGATTCGGTGAACCCGAACAAGCCACACCCCGACAACGTCGCTGTCGATCGCTTCGCTCAGGCCATGAAGGCCAAGCTGGCCGAGGCGCGCGAGAAGGGGCGCAGCGGCTGGGAAACCTGCCCGCCCGAGGAGCTGAGCCGCATGCTGCGTGAGCACGTGGAGAAGGGGGATACCCGAGACGTGGCGAACTTCTGCGCCTTCCTGTGGAGCCGCCGCTTCACGATCACCCCAGGGCCTGCGCCCCAGGCCCCGAACCCCGAGCTGGTGGACCTCTGCCACGCCATCGTGGACCTCCACAAGAGCAACGGCTGCGTGCTGACGGTGCAGATCGAGCAGATGGCCGAGCTGCTGGGCGAACCCAACAAAGGAGCCACCGAATGAAGGGCCGAACGAGATGGTTCCCCCGGCACGTGCAGCCGGTGCGCAACGGGGTGTACGAGTGCCATGTCCGCTTCACCAGCATCGGCCCGCTCATGCGCTACGAGCTGGAGTGGGACGGCACCGGGTTCAAGGTGCCCTTCCCCATGGTGGTGAAGCGCTGGCGGGGCCTGACGAAAGACGCCTACAGGGCCGAGATCCTGCGCGGCGCCAAGTTCAGGCCCGTGTCCTGGTCCGACCTTGGCCAGAAGGGCACGCCCATTGTGGGCTGGGGCATCGAGCGCAAGGGCCCCGGCGAGCGCCACTACAAGGCCGTGGGCTATGAGGGCCAACTTCACCCCTTCAAGTCGAAGGCCGAGGCCCTGGCCAAGTGCAAAGAATTGATGCAGGGAGGTGCCCGTGCAGCTTCCACCTGACTGGAGGTTCCGGGTGTCCCAGTGGACTGGCGCCGTGGTGTTGCAGCGCCGCCGCGAGTACCGGGCCCCTTACAGCGTCTACCTCGAACCCCAGCACCACTGGGTCGATGCGGACAGCACCGACCTCACCGACTTCTTCAAGGCGCCGACCCCGGCTGCCACAAAGGACAACCCATGACCACCCAAATCACCCTTGAAGATGGCAAGTACACCCTGATCCTGGACGGGGGCAACATGCAGGCCCTGCGCCACGGCGAGCCCTGGCGAGACCTCACTGGCGACAAGCTGGTGGGGGCCCTGGCGAGTGCGCTGCTGGAGCAGCTGGAGAGCGTCGAGGAGGCGCGCAAGATGCTGGCGGAGGTGGTGGAGAGCTGGACCTCCCTGAAGGCGGCCCTCCTCTCGACCCGGGCCAAGGACCGCGCGATGATCCAGTTGGTGCTTGACACGCTGCTTGACACATCCGCCTACGTCGACGACGTGCTGGCCGACCCGGTGCAGCTGCAGGCGTTCGACGACGGCGTGGTGCAGGGGCACTCCGACAGGGCCTGGGCGGCCATCGAGATGCTCACCCTGTACCTGGCCGATGGACAACGTGCCCCCGACAACGCCAGTATCAACGGCCCCGATTCCCTGAATCACCCGCAACCCACTGAAGGAGCCGCATGAGCGACCAAGACCAGACCCAGAACCTGACCCAAGACCAGACCGCGACCGACGCGCAGGCCGAGGCCAACAAGGAAGAAGCCGAGGCTGACTTCCTGGCCGGCAAGACCGCCTGCAACCTCACGGACGGCATCTGCGAAGCCTGCCAGTGATGTGACCCCAGGGCCGGCAACCCCGGCCCGCCTTCCCGCCCCGATTGGGGCACCCTTAGGAGTTCGACATGCGAATGAGCATCGACAACGAGAGCAGCCTCGCCCTCATGGAGCAGAGCCTGGGCGACCAGCCCCTGTTCTCCACCGTCATCCCTGCCCCGCCGGGCTACCGCCGCGCCACGCTGGAGCTGACCCGCAGCCCTCGACTGCAAGTGCTGCGCGCCACGGTGAGCTGCTACGAGCCCTACCGCGATGACCCCGTGCGGATCGAGGTGTGCCCGCTCAACCGGTTCGCCCACACCCTGCGCACCCGCTACAAGCTGGACCCGAAGGCCCTTGTGCAAGCGGCCAAGAACGCCGGCATGAAGGCCACGCTGCTGGCCGAGATGCAGGCCGATCTGTCGCCGGCCAATGAGGCCATCCAGCGCGCCGAGGACCTGGGCCTGGCCACGCCCGAGCTTGTGCTGGAGGGCTGACATGACCATCGAAATCCAGCCGCTCGAAAAGGTCGAGCGGGACGAGCTGCGCAAGCAGTGCGGGGCCTTCCTGAAGGCGAACCAGATGCGCGTTGGCACCGTGACTGCGGCCAAGGCCATCCACGCCTTCTGGTACGGCGTGCTGTGCGCCCGGGGCACCCCCGACGACCCCTACGTCGTGCTGTGCCTGCTCAGCGGCAGGCACGCCGACCTCGTTGACACCAGACCGAAGGAGGCTTGACATGGCGCGCTACACGATCGAGATGTCCCTGACAGCGAACGCCGCGGGCTCCGTCGAATTTCCCGAGGGCAAGACCTGGGACGACGTGGGCGACTTCTACATTCGCTACGACACCCTCTACGTGCAGTTCGAGGGGTCCCCGGAGTGGGCGGAGTTCCCCCTCCACTCCGGCGGCCATGTGGAGATCTCGTGGAAGCACCCCGACACCGCCCGCGTCTACCCCGTCGACGAGGACGAGGGGACCGACTACTCAACCACTGTTGCGGAGTTCTGACATGGCAATCAACTACGACGAGATCATCGAGCGCGCGAACCAACGCAAGGACGCGCTCAAGCACTTCGCTGAGCTGATGGCGAAGATGCCCGAGCAGATGGGCATGTTCTGCGCTTTCATGGCCTACCTGGACGAGCTGAAGCAGGCCGCGGACAACCTGGACCACGAGGCGCAGAACCTACTGGGTAGCAGGGAGATCAACGTGCTGAAGGAGACGATCCGGGAGTTCAACAAGGTGCCTGAGTTCATGGGCTCGCCCTACTACGGCGAGCGCCCCCACGAGGTCCTGAACAAGCTGTACGAGGCCGTCAAATGAGCGCCCGAATCCAATGCCCTGAGTGCGGCAACAGGCACTTCCAGATCGTCATTCGCCAGATGGCTGATGTCGAGTTCGATGAGGACGGCGATCACGAAATCACCGATGGGCCCTACGGCGACATTGACTGGGACGACGAGTCCTTAGTGATCTGCTCCACCAACCTCTACGGCTGCGGCTGGTCGGGCACTCTGGCCGAGGCCACCGTGCCGGAAGGAGAAACGAAATGAGTGAGAAGCACAACTTCTGGCTCGTCATCGGCCGCGTCTGTGGCGACGACGAGGACACGCCGCTCCTGCTCCAGGACTGCACCCACGACGAGGCCGTTGCCAGGTTCAAGGAGGACCAGCAGAGCCGGTACCCCGACACCGACTGGGAGCTGGAGGACGCCAACGGCACTGGCGTGTTCATCAACGGGGTGTTCTGGTCGGACACGCCGATCACCCCAACCACAGGAATCTGGGCATGACTGCACAAACCAACGACCAACGCACCGGCGCGGACCTGACGCCGTTTACGCAATCCGTGCTGGACCTGAGCACCGCCCACATCCCGCGCCGCACTGCGATCGCCCTTGGGGAGGATGGCGATTGCAAACAGGCGGAGCTGTGGAACTACCTCTCCTACACCCCGTGGCACGACTACGGCTGGTTCATCTGCACGGATGACCCCGCAGCGGTCGCGGAGGATCACCCCGAACTGGCCGCCCTGCTCCAGTTCGCCAGTGACCACGGGTTCGCGTTCCTTCGCCTCGACTGCGACGCCGACGTCTACGACGGGTTGCCCACTTTCGAGTGGGAGCCCGATACCTGAAAACCCTACCAACCGGTATGGGGGAATATCCCAGGAGGACACCTTGAGTGTGACAAATTCCCGAACCACTTTTTGTGATGACCCAGAGGACGTGCGCTGGCTGCGCGAGACCCACCTGCGCGGCCTGGACGCGCCCGAGTTCCAGTCATTCGTTATGACTGGTAACGAAGACGCGCCGGAGAAGGTTGTCCTCTACGCCCAGCCCGACCCCAACATCTTCGATGTGCCCGTTCGGGCCTTCGTCCAGGGTGAGGATGGGAGCCTCCACTGAGCGTTACAAATTCGCTACACGCCCTTGCTGGACACATTGCTGACGCATTCCGTTGGCCTAAGTGGCTAGGTAGATCCGGCTAAACTTTGCCGCGCCCCGATATGGGGCACCCCGCCTCGATTGAGGCAAACCTCGGAGTCCAAACATGAACACCTGCAATCACTGCGGCCGCGACCTGGCCGAGTACCCGGAGGGCTGCACCTCCGATGACTGCCCGGGCAACACTGCCATGGGCATGAAGACCATCAACGTCTCGGAGGCCGGGCTCAAAGCCCTGGACTGGCTGGTGGCGAAGTGCGAAGGACACCTTGAGCCCGAGGCGTACCTGGGCAAGCTGATCCCCCGCGTGGTGTTGTGCAACCAGACCATCTGCGACGAGTGGGTCGTGCGCTTCAACCCGACGCCCCAGGTCTACTACTCGCCCCTCTACAACCCGTCCACCAGCGGGGACATTGGGGGCCAGATCATTGACCGGGAGCTGATCAGCACCTGCTGGGAAGGCGCAACGTGGGTGGCGACTCTGTTCGATAAGCACCTCGACGGGGGGTGGTACGGGCACTGCTACGGCCCTACCCCGCTCATCGCCGCCATGCGCTGCTACGTGACGAGCAAGCTGGGCAACGTCGTCGAAGTGCCGGGGGTGCTGGCATGAAGAACAAGCAGCAACAAGCCCAGCGCATCGCGGAGCTGGAGCGACAGCTGGCCGAGGCCCTTGCCGGCCAGGCCCACGTGTACCACTTCGCCAGTAGCGCCCTCGACAAGGCCACGACCAAGCACCTCGGGGCCTCGGGCGTGGTCATCACGGCCACGGTGTTGGGTGGCCGAAAGCTGTTCGAGCCTGTGCTCATCCGTGACGGCCTGTCGGATGAGCTGATCGCCGCGCTGCGCGCCGACTTCAAGCGCAGCTACGACCTCGCGGTCATGTTCAAACCGAAGGAGCCAACATGAGCGCCACCGACGCCCAGGCCCTGGCGCTTGGAATCACCAAGCCGCAGATCAACTCCATGCAGCGCAAGGTGGACCAGCTGGAGCGGGAGAACGACGCCATCGGCTTGACCCGCATTCGCCACGCTATCAACGAGCGGCTGGTGGAGATCCGCTTGCTGCTGCGCGACGGCCACCTGAACAATATGAACGGGGGTAAGCGATGAAAGCGATCAAGACCGGTGAACTCAGCGGCCCGGCCCTCGATTGGGCGGTGGCGAGATGTGAAGGGGGATGGGTTTTGGGCCCGGAGTCCTTTACCCCGCACCACCACCTTGGCCGGATGAATTTCTCGACAGACTGGGCACAAGGCGGGCCGATCATCGAGCAGGAAGGAATTGGTCTGCTGTATGACGCAGGTTCCGCATGCCGCAAACCCAGTTGGTTTGCCACTACCGATGACCAATGCACCATCGAAAGCTATGAGGGCGAGCACTTTGACCCCGCATTCCTTGTTGCCGAGTCAGCAGGAACGCGTGGCCCCACACCCCTCATAGCCGCCATGCGCTGCTACGTGACTAGCAAGCTGGGCGAGACCGTCGAAGTGCCGGAGGAGCTGCTGTGAGGTTCCAGGGCCACACACTGACGGCGGTCTACCTCCCCGGCTCCACGTTCACGATCAAGAGTGGGCGGGTCGTGCCCCGCAAGCCAACTCGCAAGGACATTGACTACGTACTGGCCGAGCCCGACGACGGGGGAACCCGGGTCAGGTTCAGCAGCTTCTCCGAGGCCAAGGCATTCATCAAGGAGCTGAAGCGCCATGAGCAACCCAGCTGACGTCATCCGGCCTCCCGGGGCCACCCACGTGGCCTGGTTTTACGGGGACCCCATTTACTACAAGGCAGCTCCATACGGTCACCTGAACCAGGTGACCGAGGAGCGGCAGACCAAGGTCAACTGGACTCAGTGGGACCCACGCCTGAACCGCTGGGAGCCCGTAGGGGGCGGCTTCTCAAGCCGAACATTGAAGGAGTTGAAGTGACGCCTGGCCAAGCACTTGAGATCCACCGCCTCGCCAGCCTCTGGGCCACGGCCCGAGTGCTGGTGGCGCGCAAGCGCCGGGGCGAGCTGCCCCTGATCACCGAGAACGCGCTGAAGGTGCGGGCTCGAAAAGCGGAGGCGGCGCTGCTCCAGGCGCTGCACGAGCAGGTCAGTGGCCCCGACAACGCCGACGCCATGCAAGAGTGGCAGGCACTGATGGGCCAGGTCACCTGACCCGACGCAATCCAATTTTTCCCGCCCCGATTGGGGCACCACTTAGGAGTTCAACATGGGCTTTCACAACCAGAGTGAAGCTGACACCGTGGCCCTCATGGTGCAGCAGGCAGAGGTCACGTCTCGCCACGTCGAGCTGAATCTCAGCGAGGAGGAAATCAAGGAGTTGGCCAACCGGTGCCGGGAGAAGTTCCTGGAGGCCCTGGGCCGCCTCACCGCGTACCTCTACCACGGTGACTACACCAACGTGCTGATCTACAGTGACCGCGAGGACCTGACGGCCTACTACACGGACCGCCGCAACGACTCGCGCCGCTTCGTGATGGGCGCGGTCTGGCGCCCCGAGCAGCGCGTCTTCACCTTCCACAGCTGAGGGGCCGCGCATGCTCGGCTTTCCACCCATCTCGATGGCGGAGATCCGCCGCCTGTACCGCCCCGGCGAGTTCCGTCACTGGTTCGACGAGGACACGATGCGCTTCTTTGGCACCCGGCTTCCGGGCCAAGGGGTGCGAACGCAGTGGGGCAACTTCTTCATCACCTACGAGGTCCCGCCCAGTGGGCGCGGCGCCTTCAGCTTGCGCTGCCAGAACCTGGTCACTGGAGACATTGAGACCGTGGGGAAGTTCTGCTCCCACCCCTCGATGGCCGAGGCCCGGAAGGCTTTGCAGGACCACCTGATCGAGCTCATACACCAGGAGGAGCAGGCATGCGACTGAAGAAGTGGCAACCACCCACCGGGGGCCGTAGCGAGCCCCTGTACACGCTCGGCGAGGCCGCCGACAGGCTGGGCCTCAGCGAGGGCCGTCTGCGCGCCCTGGCCTGCGGCAGGCACCGCCGGGAGGGCGCACCTCAGGCCGTGGGCCAGCGCTCAGACGGCCGCAAGCTGTACCGCCTCAGCGAGACGAAGCGGTACCTCACCAACATCGGAGAGCTCAAATGAAATTCCACCTGGAAGATGTCCGCGGCGAGGGCGAGGACCGCATGCAGGCCGTGGTCGCCGCCGTGGGCCACTACTTCGAGAGCCTGCGCAGTGAGCTCAGCGGGGCCGGGGCCGACCTTGCCATCGCGGTGGCGGCGTCGACGTCCTCGATCGAGTTCGAGTTCACCCACCGGTCGTCCCTCACCAAGAACGTGGTCAACGCCGCCTGCTTCGCCCTCTTTGGGGAGCATGAGGAGGAGGCAGTGGACGAGTGGCTGGAGACGTCTGACGGCTACGAATTCAAGTGCGAGGTGCTGAGGGCCTGCAGGGCTCTCGCGTGCCACGTTCACCACCACTCCACCCGGAGGTTCGTCGATGTCGGCTGAGATCTACAAGGCCCGCTTCGACGCCTGGTGCTGCGTCTATGACGCCTACCAGCGCCCCGGGGTCAACAAGCGCGTGCTCGGCGTCAGCCGCGGCATGAACGACTTCTACGAGGCCTGCAACATGGCCCGCATCTACAGCGAGTGGGCGCTCAGGCACGGGGTCGAGAACCCCGTCGTCTTCGTCGTGCACGGCCCCACTTCCACGACCCGCTGCAAGTACGAGGTGACCGACGCTTCGGCGGGCTACTCGATCGAGTTCCGCATCAACGCAGCCCAACCTGTCCAGGAGACCTGATGTTCGGCATCTTCAAGTTCATTGACCTTCGACGCCCCAAGTTGACCAGCGTGGTCGACGACGAACTCTACGAGGCCCAGCGGGCCCGGCTCAACGCCATGGCGGCGGTCGACCTTGCCCAGCAGAAGGTCGTCGAAGCCAAGTCCCGGGTGGTCACGGCCAAGGCGCACCTTGCCTACTGCAATCGGCGCGTCGAGGCGCTGCAGAAGGAGCAGGAAGCGAGGGCCCTGCAGCCCGGCACCTGGGTGAGCACCTCGGGCCCGCAAGAGCCCGAGATGAGCACCTGAATCTCAACCTTAGGAGTCCAACGTGAAACCCAACATTGATCCCGACACCGGCATCGCCTACGGCTATGTCTCGGCCAACAGCCTCGACCCCGATCTGGTGCATGAGCTGATGTACCACCAGGGCGAGGACCTGTCGTACCAAGAGGCCCTGGCTGAGCTGCGGCGCGAGGTGGAGAACGAGGCGGACCTGATGCGCGAGGAGATCTCCATCGAGCTCTCCGAGATCGACCACAACATGCCCGAGTTCGAGCGCATCGCCCTGGAGGAGGCCAAGCTCGACGCCATGCTCAGTCGGTGGGGCTACAGCGGTATCGACGAATTCATCGAGGGTGAGGTCGAGCGGCGCTCCGATGGCCTCTCCATCGAGGAGCCGATCATCGCTGGCGAGTGCGACGGTGTGCACTACCAGACCTCGTGGCTGGGGGGCGCGCTCAACTTCTGGATCTTCAAGGCGCCCTACTCCGGCAAGTTCCAGCCGTGCTCGCCCTGTGTGCCGGGCGCGGGCAACCTTGACTGCCCCGACAAGGCCAACGGCATCGAGACCTACATGCCGCCGGCCGACTGGTTCGAGGCCGATCACCAACTCAAGATCGAGCAGGAGCTCTACCATGGATGAGACCGCATTCAAGGCCGCGTACAACGAGTCGCGCAACGGCACCAACACGTTCATTCGCAACCTCCTGTACCGCACCTTTGTCTACAGCGAGGGCGTGCGCGACTGCGCCGATGCGGGCTGCTACTGGCTGCTCGACATTCTGGGCACCGAGCTGCCCCTGGAGTTCAAGCGGCGCCCAGACGAGTCCCTGTGCGTTGTGAAGGTGAAGGTGCAGAACGGCAAGGCCACCATCCTGGGAGAGTTCGTCGACGACGACCCCGCCCCCTACCAACGCCAGGTCGACTACACCGACATGCCCGAGGGCGAGTGGGTGTTCTATGTCGAGCACGGCGGCGAGCTCTTTTACTGCATCCTGCCCACGGAGTATTGACATGCGCAAGACCGCACGCATCAGCTTCTTCGTCGAGTTCGACGACGCGCAACCCCCGATCTCGTTCGAGAACGTGAGTGACTCCGAGGGCCAGCTTGTGGCCCTGAACGTCGAGCGAGCCGTGCTCATCGGCACGCCTCGGCTGGACCTGCACGACCGCCTGGTGACCAGCATCAGCTTTAGCGAGATGAACCAGGTGATCCTAAACATGACGGAGTACGGCGGCTCCTTCGCCAAGGCCCTGGCCGAGGCGTTCAGCTGCGCCGACCAGGCGAACACGCAGAGGCTCACCGAGGAGTTCTGGAACCTGGTCTGCGCCTACCGGCCTGCCTCGTCTGGGGGCGAGTGGTGACCACGCCCTGCCGATTCGGGCTGCCGCAGGAAACCGTCCAGGACCTCGTCAGGCACCCGCACGCCTACGACTGCCTCAAGCACAACCTTGCCCCTGACCACGAGGCCTACGCTGATCGCCAGATCGACGCCATGACCAACTCGGAGCTGTTGGCCGCGATCAGCGACGCCATCGAGCAGATCCGTCAGTAACCCGCCCCGATTGGGGCACCTTTAGGAGTTCAACATGCGACTGTCCATCCGCAGCACGCCGACCCTCACAACCGACCACGGTGAAGTCGAGCTGGAGTTCGAGCCCTACAGCGAAGACGACATCATCGTCCACCGCGTGGGCAACAAGCTGGTCGTGGGCTACCTCGTGCACGACGAGAGCCCGAGCAACCCCATGACCGACTACGACTGCCAGGGCCACCTCTACACGGCGGAGACCCGGGGGCGCGGCGTGATCACTGACAACGATCGTGAGCTGCGCAGCGCCCTGGGCCTGAACAGCTACGGCGAGATCGACCACGACAACATCGTCACCATCAACGGCGTCCGCGCCTCGATCTGGGACCACGCGGCCGAGGTCGTGGAGGGCAAGCTCGACGCCGACCAGTGGGCCGAACTGCTGCTGTGGGCCCCCCGCTTCGACTCGTCGGTGAAGCTGACGCCGGAGCAGGAGCGGCGACTTGAGCAGCCCTACGTTGACGAGGCGCTCGTCACTAGCCTGCGTACCGAATACGCCGGGGCGCTGCGCGCCGACCTGCGTGACGACCGGGGCTGCCACTCCGACCTGGTGGAGCTTGAGGTGAGGGTGCTCTACCAGGAGCACTGGCGCGAGGTCGCCGGGCCCTTCGTGGTGCCCATGCACTACAGCGACTACAGCTACGAGACCAACATCTCGCCGGTCGACTGGGATGGCGATCCCGATGACCTGCCCAACGCGGTGTGGGTGGCCGACAAGGGCGCCCAAGAAAACATCGAGGGCTCGGCCCACCCCGACAACGTCGAGGTCAAGCAGATCGCTCCCTTCCCCGACTCGGTCTTCGAGCTGGTGGAGGACGGCAGGGTGGTGCTGTGCGGCACGTACAGCGAGTGCTGGAAGCTGCTGCGCGAGCGCCACCCAGTGACCGATGAGACCCTGCGCCAGACCGCGCGCCGCTACGCCGAGGCCGTCTGCGACGAGTACGCCAAGTGGTGCAGCGGGGACGTCTACGGCTGCGTGTTGCAGATCTTCTCCCTCAAGGGCGACGAAGACGACGAGCCGGTGTGGGTGGGCCACGACGACTGGGACTCGTGCTGGGGCTTCATCGGGCACGAGAACGCCATGGAGAACCTGGGCTCGGAGTTCGTGGACCCGGTCGTCTCCCGTCTGCAGAAGGCCCTGATCGAGGGCGAGCCGCACAGCACCGGCGACCTGACGCTGGTGCACCCGCTGGACAGCGAGGGCGGCCTCACCGACTGAATTTCAACCCGGGCCGATTGGCCCAACTTTTGGAGTCCACATGGAAATCTCGAACACTGACGACATCATCGACAGCCGCGAGGTCATCGACCGCATCTCGGAGCTGGAGAGCGAGCTTGAGGACGGCCCCTACGAGGAGTTCCGCGAGGAGCAGATCGAGGCCGGCATCCCCGAAGACGAGATCGACGCCTTCGACACCTGGCTCGACAACACCGCGCAGACGGACCACCTCTACTCCCTGGAGTGCGAGGAGCTGCTGATGCTGCGGGCCCTGGCCGAGGAGGGCGAGAGCCTGAGCGATTGGCGCTACGGGGTGACCCTGATCCATCCCAGCCACTTCCAGACCTACGCCCAGGAGCTGGCCGAGGAGATCGGGGCCATCGACCCGGACGCCCGCTGGCCCGCCAACTGCATCGACTGGGAGCAGGCGGCCAACGAGTTGCGGGCGGACTACACCACGATCGACTTCGACGGCGTGGACTACCTCGCCCGGGGCTGACCCCTCGACACTTGACACCGGGTCCCTACCACACGTAAGGACCCTCCCCGCGCATTTGCGCAACCTTTTAGGAGTCCAACATGACCCAGACCATCACGCGCCTGTCCACCGAGGACGTCGTCATCAGCATGCTGCGCGAGAACACCGGCCGCGGCATCTGCGACAGCGGAGACGCCTACGGCCGCAACTGGGAGCGCGCCCAGTCCCACGACTTCAAGTCCGAACCCGAGGTGACCACCCACTGGTCCGCCTACAAGGACTCGAAGGGCGTGCATCGCATCAGCGCCGACGCCACGGTCAGCCTGTACCACTGGATGACCAACGCGCTGGAGTTCGACCCCGAGCTGCAGGCCGAGCTCGACGAGTTCCTGGAGGAGCACGAGGACGAGGCCGGCTCCTGGTTGCAGCTAAGCGACGAGTTCGTGGAGCGGCTGATCGAGCTTGGCCGCGTCGACCCCAAGAACGGGGCGGAGCTCGTCAACACCTACAACGACCCCGACTACTGCTGGCTCTCGCAGGTCCTGCAGTACCACGCCCTCAACCTGGAGGACGGCGACGCCTTCTACCCCACGCACCTGATCGTGCATGTGCACGGTGGCTGCGATGTGCGGGGAGGTTACACCGCGCCCAAGTGCTTCACCCTGACCTCGCAGGGCCGGGACTACTTCCGTGACTGGATGCGCCCGACTGTCCTCACGGCCTGCGACGAGGTCTGGCACATCGAGGGCTACCAGGACTTCGAGCCGAGCGATCGCAACACCTGCGGCGTCGACGACCCGTTCAAGCTGCCGGCCTACGAGATCGAGACCCTCAAGGACGAGATGCTGGCCGGCGGCTACGACACCGCCGGTATCGTCGGCGTGCAGATCGCCCTGGAGGCACTGTCCAACATCGAGGGCGCCGTGAAGGGTGAGCCGGGGCACTCAACCCTGCCGGTGTCCCTGCCCAAGGAGCAGACGCTTGCCTCCCTGGCCGAGCGCCGCGCCGCGCTGCGGCAGGACCTGCTCGTCGAGGCCGTCAAGGGCATCAGCCTGCTGCATCAGCACGCCCTGTTCGTGCTTGACCCCAAGCACTGCTACCTCGTCGACGGCGACCAAGAGACCGCTGACGAGCTGCGCTTCTACACCGACTTCTGACCCACCACAACCACAACGACAAGACGAGAAAGGCAACACCGAATGCGACAGACACAGATCCTGCGAGTGCAACGAGTTGGAACCGCCTGGAGGGTCTCTGACCCCCGAGACAAGAGCGGTGGCTACGTGGAGATCGACTCGGCCGCCATTGCGGTCACGGAGCGAGGAAAGGACTGGGTGCAGGGTTACCTGCTCGCGGTGCACGGGCTGCCGCAAGACGCGGCCCAGCACTTCGACATGCAGACCCTGCACGCCCTGGGGCTGGCCGCCCACGTCAAGGGTTACAGCCCTCCCCCTCACCTGAACCGGGACCGCTACCAGCTCACGCAGGGCGGGCGCATCGAACGCGATGCGCGATGAATTTTCAACCAGACCAAGAGGACAACATGAATCCCTTCGAGACCCTTTTTGACCTGCTGGAGCAGGTCGCTGCCACCAAAGCCAAGACCGAGAAGCTGGCCCTCATCAAGCAGGTGCCCGAGGAGGCTTTGACCGCGCTCAGGGTGGCACTTGACCCCACGGTGTCCTTCTACATCGCCAAGCTCGACGTACCCGTTGGCAACCCAGGGGGTCGCACCCTGGAGGAGCAGGACTTCGAGCTTCTGTACCGGTTGACCAAGCGTGAGATCACCGGCAACGAGGCCCTGGCCGCCGTGCAGCGCGCGTTCAGCGAGCTGACCCCGAAGTGCGCGGTGCTGCTGCAGCGCATCATCCTGAAGGACCTGCGCGCAGGCATCGGTGCCAGCACGGTGAACGCGGCGTTCCCGGGCCTGGTGCCCGAGTTCGCCTACATGCGCTGCTCCTTGCCCAAGGACGCCAGGCTCGCCGAGTGGCCTTGGGAAGACGGCGTGATGAGCCAGATCAAGGCCGATGGCATGTTCGCCCGGATCGCGGTGCATTCCGATGGCTGCGTGCTGATCACCAGCCGCCAGGGCAACGCGTTCCCCGACAACGCCATGGTCGAGCTGGTGGAGCAGGCCCGAGAAGTCTTCGGCCCGCACTGTGAGGTGCACGGTGAGTTGACGGTGTGGCGCGACGGGCAGTGCCTGCCGCGCGCCGAGGGCAACGGCATCCTCAACAGCCTGCAGGCTGGCGGTGAACTGCCCGCAGGTTGCGTGGTGCACTACGACGCCTGGGACATGATCCCGCTGGCCTGTGCGGTGCCGGGAGGCCGCTGCGAGATCCCCTACCGAGACCGCTTCGAGACGCTGGAGATGCTCCTGGGCCGGTACTCGGAGAGCGCCGCCCAGGTTGTCCACCTGATTGAGGGGGAGGTGGTCACGAGCTACGCCCAGGCGGCCGACCACTTCCGAAAGGTCCTGGCCCGCGGCCTGGAGGGCACGGTGGTCAAGCATCCCGCGATGCCCTGGTTCGACGGCGACAGCAAGCTGCAGGTGAAGTTCAAGCTGGAGTTCGAGGTTGACCTGCGCATCAAGGGCTTCCGCGAGGGCACGGCGGGCAAGCGCACCGAAGCGACCTTCGGCGCGGTGCTGTGCGAGACCAGCTGCGGCCAGCTTGAGGTGGGCGTCTCCGGCTTCAAGCGGGACCTGGAGCAGTTCCTGCACGAGAACCGCGCCAGTGTCATCGGTCAGGTGATGACCGTGCGCGCCAACGACATTGTTCTCCCGAGCGAAAGCAGCCCGCTGTTCGCCCTCTCCCACCCTCGCGTCGTCGAGCTGCGGCGAGACAAGACCGAGGCCGACAGCCTTGACCGAGTCAAGGCTCAACTTGAGGCGGCCCGGTACGGCCGAGCCGTTGCTGCATGACAGACACCCACCACATCAACTACGCGGGCTTCGGCCCGGAGAGAGTCGACTGGCTTGCGTCCAGTCGACTCATCGCAGACCCGGCGGTCTGGAACCTGGCCTGGCTGTCCTGGGACTTCTCCCAGGGCCGCCACCCGGACCCGAACTTCACCGTGCTGCTGCACAGGACCTCGCAGATGCACCTGGAGACCTTCGAGGTCCACCCCCGCGGGGTGGTCCCCGACGACCAGCTCCTGCGGTCCTGGCTGCGCCTGCCACCGCCGGCCTTCTACGAGCGCTTCCGGTCCTGGGAAGGCCTGCCCCACGTCCCGCTGCTGCACGCCTACGGCCACACCTGGATCGAGCGCCTGGTGCGCAGCTGCAGGCTGTGGAAGGACCCGGCCACGCCGCCTGAACCGGCGCTCGACCTGACCCTTGCCAGAGCGGTGCTCGGCAAGTTCTGATCAACCCTCTCCCGAAGACAACAATGACGCCATACGAAGCGGTCAGGGAGAAGTTCGATTTCCCATTCGAGCTTCGACCCTACCAGGTCGACGAAGTGAACCAGCTGTGCCAGTGCATCCTGGCCGGCTACTACTGGGAGCCCGGCGCCGGCAAGACGGCCGGGTCCACCCACCAGATGCTGTACGAGACGCTCACGCTGGACGTGCAGAAGTGGGTGCTGCTGATGCCACCCATCCTGATCCCCCAGTGGGCGCACTGGCTGCGCAGCATCCGCGACAAGCGCACCGGGCAACCCCTGTCGGTTGCCGAGTACAGCGATGTGCAGAAGGTGCGTCGGGCCATGCCCCTTAAGGAACAGTTCATCCTCACGAGCTACGGTCTTTTCAAGAACGACTTCGAGCACCTGTGGAACAAGACCAACCACGTGCAGGTCGGCCTGAACTGTGACGAGGCCACGGCCATCAAGAACTACGAGACCGACAACCACCGGGCGGTGGCCACCTTCTCCGAGGACCGGCCGCTGCAGCTGCTGACGGGCACGCCGCTGAACAAGCCGGGCGACGCCTACGGCTACCTCAAGCTGCTCGCCCCGGGGGTGTACCGCAACCACCGCCACTTCGAGCGCATGCACGTGAAGGAGGTGGATGAGTACGACCGGGTCACGGAGTGGATGAACCTGGACCTGCTGACCCAGAACATGAAGATCAACACGTCGCGCATTCTTCGGCGCGATGTGAGGAAGGACCTGCCGCCGGTCATCTACACTCCACTGCGCTACAACCTGCACCCAGATCACCTCGCCTTTTACCGTCGAGTGGCCCAGGACCGCCTGGTGTCGCTCGACAATGGGACAGGCGAGGTGGACGCGATCTCGTCGTCAAAACTTCGAGCCACCTTGCAGCAGCTCGTCATCAACTGGGGCCACTTCATTGAGGACCCGGACGTGAAGCCTGCAGCCCTAGAGCTCATTGAGGAGACCCTTGAGGAACTCGGGGACCGCAAGCTGGTGGTGGTGGCGAACTTTCGACGCTCGAACTCGTACCTGCACCAGGCGCTGGCTCAGCGCCACCGTGCTGTTGCGGTGTACGGGGATATTTCTCCGAAGAACAAGGCCCTCGCAGTGCAGCGGTTCATCACTGAGCCCTCCTGCCGGGTTATCGTTTTGCAGCCCGACTCGGCAGGTTACGGCCTGGACGGTTTGCAGCATGTCTGTTCGGATATGCTTTTCGTAGAGGCCCCGACAACGCCAACGCCATTCACTCAAGTGGTGGCACGCCTTGATCGCGATGGACAGACCGAGGCAGTGAACTGCCGGGTTGCCATGGCGAGGGGAACTGTTCAAGTTCGGATGTTCACTGACCTGCTCGAAAAGGATGAGCTGGTCAACAGTGTGCAGGGGAGCTATCAGGACCTAAAGGAGGCGATTTTTGGCGACTAACTCGGCGCGGTCATTCCTGGATGACAAAGAGAGTCTTGAGGCAATCGTGGAGGCCATGCCCCCTCATGCCCGAGGCGAATACCAGGCCTACGGTGCACTGACCCTGGAGTCGGTGTTCCCCAACCGAATCTTGGTGGTCTATACCCTAAAACAGGGGGAGCCCGTCGAGGTTGAAGTGGTGCGGTGCGGGGACCTCACGCTCACCAGGCTGCAGGGCCCGCGCGCTGAAATGTCGTCACGGGGAAGGCACATGGAGGTCGGGGTCGAGCCTGTAAAGTGGTTCGACCGCGACGTCTACTTCCACGTCCCGCAGAACTTTATTTTCAAGTGGAAGGGCAAACGTACCGCCGACAAGGGCGTACAATTCGTCCCTCATTACGCGGTGCTCATCAAGACGAAAAGCAGGGATCACCTGCAGCTTGAGGGGCACACGTACTGTGTGACTCTGAACAGATTCAGAGAGCGGTTCCCGGAGGTTGACGTCCGGTATTGAGCCAGCTCCTGAGCCCTATAACAAAAACAATAGTGGGCACATGAGTTTCTTCTGGTACCAGCTTACCGGAGGCGAAGACGCGTGGATCGAAGCGCTGTCTGAGCACCGGAAGAAGATTGTTGAGGAGCGCAAGCCGGCATTCGTGACGGTCTTGGACGCGTACTCCTCACCCGACGATACCTGGGGCCGCGACGACTACGCCAAGATGAAATACAGCGGCCCGCTGTATTTCGATTGGGACGCGGAAAACCTCAGCGACACGATCCCCGAGTTCCAGCGCTTCCTCAAGAAGCTGGAGGACATGGGGGTCAACCTCAACAGCCTGCGCCTGTACGTCACCGGCGGCCGTGGTTTCCACCTGGAAATCCCGATGCCGGTGTTCATGCCCAAGGCTGTGAAGGGCGGAGTCACCGCCCTTCCCTACATCTACCGCGAGATGGCCATGGAGCTGGTCGTGGACACGCTGGACATGCGTGTCTACACCGGTCGCCGTGGGCGCATGTGGCGCACCCCTGGGGTCGAGCGCAGCAACGGCAAGTTCAAGGTGCCCATCCTGGTCAGCCAGGCCTGGGAGATGACCGAGGAGCTGTACGACGAGCTGTGCGCCGAACCCCTGGGCGAGCCGCTGCGAGACCTGCCGGAACTGAACCCATCGCTTGCCGCCCTGTTCTTGAAGGCCCAGACCAAGGTCGAGGAAGCCAACAAGCGCCGGGCCAAGGCGGGCACCGCGGACGAGGCCCTGCTGGCCAAGTTCAAGGGCCAGTTCCCGCCCACGATGGAGCGCATCATGCGCGGCGAGGGCCTGCTCGATGGCGTGGGCTTCCACAAGGTGGCCATGCAGCTTGCCATCACGGCCAACGCGCTGGGCAAGACCGCTGACCAGTTGGTGGAGGCGTCCGAGGGCCTGATCAAGACTCATGCGGGTGACTCCTCGCGCTACGGCTCGCCGCGCAAGCGTCGGGAGGAACTACGCCGGATGTGGGAGTACACCCACGACAACCCGTGCTACAGCTACTCACGTGGCGGCCTGCGCGCCCTGCTTCACCCCGACACCCCCTCCAGTGACCTGGACGGCCTGAACTCCGCCTCCGTGGTGGGCGTCGGGCATGTCCCTGAGGAGGAGGACGAGGAGGCGCTGCCCGCCGAGGTCGCAGCCGAGCTCTCTGCCGCCCAGGCCTCGCTGTTCGAGGGCCTCATGATCACCGGCACCGGTGTGCACAAGCGCACCGCGGAGGGAGCCCGCACCATCAGCAACATCGGCTTTCGCAAGCCGACCCAGCTGGTGGATGCGGACGACTATCGGGTGATCGGCATTGAGGCCGACGTGCTGTGTGACGGCCAGTTCATGGGTCGGCACACGATCCCTGGCCGGGTCTTCACCTCGCGCTCGAACCTGAGCGCCTTCTGTGCCGATTACGGCGGCATCTTCTCCGGCTCTGACACCCAGGCCGGCGTGGTGCAACTCATGCTCTCGCGAAGCGCCAAGAAAGGAGGACGTGTTGTGTACGCCCTGAACAAGGAGGGCCTGGACCTTGTCCAGAACCCGCTCATCAAAGACCGCTCCGTGCACGACGTGGTGTGGGTCTTCCCCGACGAGGTGGTGACGGAGAACACCGAGGCCCAGTACGTGTTCCAGCCCAAGGTGGCCAGCTCGGCCGTCTACTGGGCCGACGTGCACAACGCCAAGCAGATCACCAACACCGAGGACACCAAGGCCTGGGTGCACAACCTGCTGCGCGTCAACGCCCCGGTGGTGGTGGCCCAGATGCTTGGCTGGTACGTGTCCTGCTTCCACAAGCAGTTCTACCAGCAGGCCTTTGGCCAGTTCCCCCTGCTGCACCCCAACGGGCCAGCAGGCTGTGGCAAGACCATGACCTCGACCCTGTTCGCCAGGCTGTTCTACTTGAAAAGCCCGGTGGTCATCAAGTCGTGCTCCCCGCAGGTCACCACCAACTTCTCGCTCAAGGCGGCCTTCACGGGCTCGGCGTCCATCCCGCTGATCCTGGACGAGTACAAGCCGACCGAGATGGGCATGCAGCGCACCGACATGCTGCTGCAGGCCTTTCGCACGGCCTACAACCAGGGCACGGGCTCGTCGGGCGGCATGTCCAAGGGTGGCGCCACGGCCTCGTTCCGCGAGGTCACGGACTACACCTACTCGGCGCCCATCGTCTTCCTGGGTGAGTCCCAGGAGATGCAGACCGCCGTGGTGCAGCGCTCGCTCATGGTGAACATGAACACCGAGTCCTCCAAGCGGCACGAGCCCCACTACAAGGCGGCACTGGCCGGCGCGGACAACATGAGCGCCCTTGGCCGACTGCTGTTGCGCTACGCCTACCAGGAGACGTTGGAGACCCGCAAGGATGCGCTGAACCCGATCATGGAGATGCTGGCCGCCAGCTTCGACACCGGTGTGCACCCTCGCCAGATCTACAACCTGGCCGTGGCCATGGAGGGCCTGAACTACCTGGACTCGGCACTTGCCACCGTGTTCGGCAGCGAGTTCCGCGAGCAGATGCAGGTGCTCAAGGACGCCCTGTTTGAGAACCGCATCGAGATCAACGCCCCCGTCATGTCGGAGGCGGCCAAGATGCTCAACGACATTTCTCTCATCACTCGCACCGAGGACCCCGAGAGCGAATTCGCAATTCGCGAAGGCTACGAGTACGTGGTCCTGGAGGGCCACGTCGAGATCCTGATGAGAGAGACCTTTGTGAAGTATTTCGCGTGGTGTAAGCGCAAGGGGTTCGTCCCCTACTACGCCAACGTGGACGCGTTCGTGGTGGCAATGGGCAAGTTCCCGGCCACCACGGACCGACTGTGCCTGAGCAGTCCGCTGAAAACCAGCGGGCAAGCCAGGGTCTTCCGCTTCAGCCTTGACAAGCTGAGCGCGGAAGGCATCGAGGGGTTCAAGTCCAAAGCGGACTGAGCTCCTCACATTACCTGAACCTGAACCGCAATCCTGAAGGAAAGAAAACCATGGCACTCAAGAAGCAAAACTCCTCCGCCAACCTGCCCGCCGAAGACAAGTTCGAGGGCGGGGAGGCCACCACCACCACCACGAGCGCGCCGGCCGCCGAGCCCGCTGCTCAGGCCAAGCCCGACGCCGCTGCCGCTTCGGTCGAGGCAACCACCGCTGTGGCCAAGGCCGCTGCGGGCGCCCTGCAGAACGCTGATGAAGCCGCGGCTCGCGCCAAGCGCTTCCAGAAGGACGTGGAGGCCATGAAGGGCGCCGCCGACTTCAGCTGGGGCACGCACCGCGTGTTCAAGGCCAAGGACGGCGTGATCAAGGAAATGAACGGCGAGAAGCTGCGCCTGGGCCGCTGGGCGCTGGTGCAGATGCTGGCGTGGGACAACCACACCGAAATCTCCCCCGGCGAAGACGGCAAGTCCAGCTCCGACTTCGTGGCCTACTCGAAGGACGGTGTGACCATCGACTTCGTGGTGGGCGAGGAGCTCAAGAAGTTCGAGGGCACCTCGGTCGACGACTACGTGCGCTACCTGCGTGACGAGGAGGAGTTCGAGAAGGCCGGCAAGCGCGAGTTCGTGGACGTGCAGGTGGCGGTGCTGGACAGCGAGGACGAGCACGACTTCCACGAGATCGTGCAGGTCACGCTGAGCTCGTCGAGCATCCCGGCCTTCAAGAAGTACCAGAACGACTTGAACGCCAAGGCCAAGTGCGTGGCCATGGGCCTGCCGGGCTACTCGGTCCCCGAGAACCCGTTCCAGTTCTACTTCATCCGCGAGGAGGCGGAGAAGGGTAAGAACAGCTGGACCAAGCTGCGCATCAGCTCCACGCTGCCGGCGAAGTTCTGATCGAACTTTGATCTTGGAGGGCCCCGAAAGGGGTCCTTCTCCACAAGGAGACCCAATGACCAAATCAGACTTCGACTTCGACACCTGGTTCGACACCCTGTGCATTCACGTTCTTGACCGCGCGGGTGTGGAGTTCCGGGACGCCGACTCTGTGCGTGAGGACTACGAGCAGGGGCGGGACGTCTACGACGTGATCGACGAGATCGTGGCCGAGTACGGCGGGGGCGGCGAATGAGCGCACTCCCCGACAACGTCAAATTCATCGTCGCTGACACCGAGACCACCGGGACCGATGAGGCCGCCCGTGTGTGCGAGGTGGGCTGGATCGAGATCGACAAGGACTTCAACATCCTTGAGCAGGTCGAATCCATCATCGACCCCGAGTGCCTGATCCCACCAGGCGCCTCGGCGGTCCACGGCTTGACCAATGCCGACTGCGAGAGCTACCCCACCATCGAGGAGTTCTTCAGCGAGCAGGACCCGAGCTGCTACGGCCGAAAGATCACGGACCCCGTGGTCATCATCGGTCACCGGATCAGCTTTGACACGCGCTTCCTGAGCCCGTACTTCACGGCCATCCAGCAGGAGCTCTGCACCCTGCGCTGGCTGCGCAAGCTGTACCCCGACATGGACAACCACCAGTTGTCCACCGCGATCTTTGCGCTGAACCTGCCGCGCTCCGAGGGCGCCCACCGAGTGATGGCCGACGTCATGACGGCCTACCACCTGGTGAGGCACCTGTGCGAGCGCACCGGCATGGATCTGCGACAGCTTGCAATGGCGTCCGCTGAGCCCATGCTCATGCACAAGATGCCCTTCGGCAAGCACAAGGATCAACCCTTCCGCGACGTCCCCTCCAGCTACATGAAGTGGATGCAGCGGGAAATGGACCTGGACGAAGACCTGGCCCACACCATCAAGACCGAACTCGCATCGAGGTAACAAATGCAAGAACAACAAACCCCTGTCGAGAAGACCAAACAAGAGCAAGCCATCGAAGTCCTGGACGAGATCGGCTACGAGGGCTTCGTGCGCAGCCTGTTCAACCGCACCGGCCAGCACAGCGTGGACTTCACCCACGCGGTGCTGGGCGTCACCACCGAGGTGTACGAGCTGGCCCAGGCCCGTGACGCGGTCAACGCCGTGGAGGAGTTCGGCGACCTGTTCTTCTACATGATCGCCATCACCGTCGTGCTCAAGGACGCCTACCCCGAGCTGTCCGAGGCCCCGAGCCGCACCGAGATGGACGCGGCCCACGCGGCGCTCACCGAGCGCTTCCCCGGCCTGGTCACGCTGCCCAAGGCGCAGGCCCTGGAGCTTGCCCTGTGCGAGCTGCAGGACATCGCCAAGCGTTGGATCGGCTACGGCAAGGCGCCCACCCTGCCGCCCCTGCAGATCCTCCTGCTGACGGGCTTTGTGCTTGCCGTCGTCCAGCGCTCCACGGCCTTTGACGCGGCCCTGGAGGATGAGGACGAGGTCATCGAAGCCAACGTGGCCAAGCTCATCGAGCGCTACAAGGGGATCAAGTTCAATGCCGAGCACGCGGTGAACCGCGACACCGGCAAAGAGCGTGAGGTGCTCAATGCGTCTGTGGGCAGCGCCAGCTGAACCCAGAAGGCTGTACCGGGCACTGCGCGAGCACATGGAATCCGAGAGCATCCTGGAGAGCGCGGCCGAGGCCTGCGTGCCGGGCCCGGCGGTGACCCTGCCGGGCTTCGGCCTGCTCGACAGCGTGGAGGAGGACGGCATCCTTGCGATGCTGCTCCCCTCCAAGCTGGACCTGCAGGACCTGGTGCACGGCTACGAGTCCTTCGTGGACACCTCGCGCAAGATGCACCGCAACTGGGACCCCGACAGAGTCATGCTTCAGTGCCTGCGTATTCAGCCCATGGGACGCCTGTTCCTGCGCACGCGCTCGCCCCAGCAGTGGTTCGAGCCGCTGTCGCTGCTGATCGCCACCATCGCCATCGTGGGGGAGACCCCGTTGGAGGTGGAGCCCGGCTCGGTGTGCACCGTGAACGAGATCGGGCGCTTTCACGCTGTGCGTGGCAGCGCCTGGTCCAACGTGCACGAGCGCTTCCAGCAGTTCAACACGGACTGCACCGACTGGGCCATGAAGGGCCTGCAGATCGACGCCTTCGCCACGGACCACCCGCTGGCCAGGGCGCTTGTGCAGGTCGAGGCAAGTCAGCAGGCGCAGCGCTACCTCTCCACCCTTCTGCAGGGCATGCGCGTGAGCAACAAGCTGCGCGACCCCTCGCTGCTGCTTGGTCCCGAGGCCGACCAGCTGCTGCGCCACCCGGGCCGCCCGCGCGGCACGAAGGCTCGGCGCGAGTCCTCGCAGATCCAGGCCGCAGTGGCTGAAGCCCTGCACTACCTGGACCTGAACGAGGCAGGGGTGGCCGAGGAGCTGGTGCGCGTGCTTGCGCCGAAGGCAATGTCGCTGAGTGAGGCACGCCGTCTGATCGGTCGCCCGGTTCAGTCGGAGCGCCCTTTCTCCCCGCGCGTGGTCGAGCGCATCCGGGACAGCCTGAACGAACTCACAGGACTGTGATGCAAAGCCGAACCCGTTCCCTCATCGAGCAGCTGCTGAACATCGGCAGCGGCTTCTTCATCTCCCTCATGGTGTGGGAGTTCATCGTCAAACCCGTCTGGGAGATCCAAACCAACTTCGCTGAAAACCTGTCCATCACCGCGCTGTTCACCGTCGTGAGCATTGCGCGCTCCTACGCCTGGCGGCGTCTTTTCAACCGGCTCGACAACTACAAGAACAAAGCAAGCCATGAGAAAACTGATCGGAGTTGCGGGGCGAGCCCGCAGCGGTAAGGACACCTTCGTCCTCGGCCTCATCAAGCTCGGGTACACCCGTGGAGCCTTCGCTGATGCGCTCAAGCAGGTGACCGCACTGGTGGCCAACGAGCCACTGCACAACTTCACCACCGACGAGCTCAAGGAGGGCTACTCCGAGGCCCTCGGGATGACGCGGCGCAAGGCGCTGCAGAACGTCGGCAAGGGCATGCGGGACATCCTGCGTGATGACATCTGGATTCAGCGCCTGCTCAGTACCTGGGCCGCGGCCGGTGAGATCCCGTTTGCCATCTCCGATGTGCGCTACCCCAACGAGGCCCGCCTGATCCGCGAGCGAGGAGGGATCGTCGTGAACATCGAGCGCCCCGGCGTCGGCGGCCTCAGCGGAGAGGCTGCTCTGCACGAGTCGGAGCGACCCCTGCCTCCCGAGCTGGTGGACTTCACGATCGTCAACGACGGCACGGTCGAGGACCTGCACCGCTGGGCCGCCACCATTGCACAGGAGGCGGCATGACCCAGGAAGCCGACAACCTCGACCAGGCCGCGGCCCTGACACAGCACCTCACCGACAGCTACGTGGCCCAGGCCCGCAGCTTGAGCAAGCCGGAGCAGGTGCAGAACCCCGATGGCACGTGGCCGGTGACCGAGTGCATCGACTGCGAAGCGGAGATCCCCCAGGGGCGCCTTGCCCTTGGGCGCATTCGCTGTGTGCACTGCCAGGAGGACAACGAGCGCCGGGCACGGAGGCGCGGATGACCGGGGCGCGGCAGAACTCCCGCCGGGCCCAGGTGCGCAATGCCGAGAAGGTGCTGCGCGCCCTGCTGCGCACCCCCAAAACGCGGGCTGGGCTCATCGCTGCCGTGACCGGCAAGAAGATCTCCCGCAACTTCGTGTTCGGGTGGCTCTCCCAGCAGATCTCCACAGGCACGGTGCTCATGCACAAGAGCGCCCTGCCGATCACCTACCAGCTTGCCTCAGCGGTCCTGGAGGAGAAGGCCAGCCCAAGCGAATACCCCACGTGGCTTGAGCCCCGGGTCCTGCCCGTGGCCCGAGCCCGGCACGTGTTCAGCGCTGGGCGAAACATCAACGACCCACGAGCAAAAGAACAAGAAGACGAGGACGATGATGAAACTGATTTTTGACGGCAACTCGTTGCTCAACGAGGCCCTGCTGCGCGGCGTGGACAAAGAGTTCGGCCGCGTGGTCAAGGACGCAGAGGGCAAGGAAGTCCAGGTGAACTCGGCAGGCTACGGGTTCGAGGGCTTCTTCGACAAATTCAAGGACGCCCTGGACCACTTCATGGCCGCGCCGCGCCAGGCCGTGGTGGTCTGGGACGGCGCCAACGCCAAGCACCGCCGCCGCACGTTTCTGCCCGGCTACAAGGGCGGGCGCGACAAGATTCCCGAGGTGAACGAGCAGCTCAACGAAGCGCGCCGCCGTGTCACCGAGGCCCTGTACCACCTGGGCGCCATGACGGTGTACCAGGACGGCCTGGAGGCTGATGACGTCATCGGCTACCTGGTCAAGCACCTGCGCTACGAGCGCAACGTGATCGTGACCTCGGACGGTGACCTGTCCGTGCTGCACGACGAGAACACTGATGTGTGGCGCAAGGGCGAGCTCAACGTCAACCCCTGCGGCCCCTTCCCCCACAAGTACATCACCCTCTACAAGGCCGTTGTCGGGGACCCCTCGGACAAGATCCCGGGCGCCAACAAGTTCGGTGACGGGGCCTTCGTGGACTTCGTCCGCATGTTCGGCCTGGAGGGCCTGGACGAGCTGCAGCGCATGGTCGTCGAGGGCGAGCTTGACCAGCTCAAGGACAGCCTGGAGGACTTCCCTCGCCTGAAGCTGATCATCGACGGCAAGGACCAGGTGACCAACTGCTGGCGCGTGGCCAGCTTGCTCTCGCACGAGGTCAACACGCTGCGCAAGCCGCTGCAGATCCGCCCGGGCATGTGCACGGTGTTCAACGAGGTGCCCGAGGACTACAGGGCCTACGACCTCAAGCGCTTCTACGCCACCAAGACCCTGGTTACCGCCGCCAACTACGCCGCGGTGCGCGCCCGCTTCGAGGCCGCCGTGAGCGAGTCTCCCTTCGTGGCGCTGGACATTGAATCGGCCGAGGGCCCCGAGTCCGAGGAGTGGATGGAGCAGGTGCGCTCGGCCATGCCTGACTACAGCCGCATCGACGTGCTGGGCCACAAGCTGGCTGGCATGTCACTGACCTTCGGCGAGAACACTCAGCACACGATCTACATGAGCGTGGATCACCGCGGCACCGAGAACATCACGGTGGACCAGTGCCGAGAGATGGTGGAGCTTGTGCCCTCCAGCCGCATGCACATCGTGATCCAGAACCGCAGCTTCGAGCTGCCGGTGCTGTACCGGACCTGGGGCCATCACTGGATGGGCAACGGCTGGCACGGCATGGTGCCCAACGCGATCGACAGCAAGATCGGCGCCTCCTACGTCGACGAGAACATCCCCAAGGGCCTGAAGGAGCGGTCCAAGCTGCATCTGGACTACACGCAGCAGACCTTCGAGGAGGTGACGACGCTGTCGGGGCCGATGCGGGATGACCCGGAGGAGCCCGATGGGCTGCTCTCCACGCTGCCGCGAGGCGGCCGACTCAAGCGCACCTACAACAAGCTCGTGAAGGACGCCGTGACCGACGTCCAGATCGACGAGAACGGCAACGACGTGCTTGTCGAGCTTGAGCCCGCGGTCTTCGAGATCTGGGAGGAGCGCCAGTACAAGATGAACGAGCTCACGGCCGAGCACGTCTTCGACTACGGTTGCGACGACACGATCTGCACCGCCTCGCTGCACACGTTCTACAAGTTCGTGATGGAGCTGGAGCAGACCTGGCACGTGTACCTCGAAGTCGAGCAGCTCCCCGAGTACCTGACCGCCCTTGCCTTCGTGAAGGGCATCCCGGTCTCGCTGGCCAAGCTGCGCGACATGGAGGCCAAGGACGAGGAGCGCTACGCCCAGGCCTGGAGCGTGCTGCGCGACTACCTGATGCGATCGGGCTGGGCGGGCACAGTGTGCCCAGAGTTCGAGGCACCGCTTGAGCCGGCCGACGTGAAGCTGGCCACCCAGGTGCTGGTGGACGAGGAGTTCTCCACCCGCAAGAGCAAGATGGCGGCCATGGCGATGGACATTCGCCAGAAGTACCCCGACAACGCCCTTGCCCAGGTGCTGGCCCAGGCTGTCGAGAACTCGGACGTCGATGCGATCAACAAGCTGCTGAAGTACAACTTCACGGGCGACCCGAAGATCAACTTCGACAGCCCGAAGCAGATGCAGAACCTGTTCTATCGGGTGATCGGCATCCGCCCGCGCATCTTCAACTCGATGACGCAGAACCAGCGGGACAACAACGACGTCATGTCGGAGGCGTTCAAGAAGCTGCGCCGCGCCAAGGACCTGAAGGTCGACCTGTTCACGCTCACCGAGACGACCGAAGGCAAGAACAAGCTGGGCCGCCAGGTCAAGCTCGAACCCCTGACCACCGAGGAGTACGACGCCCTCATCTCCAAGGCCTCCACGGACGACGAGGCCGTGGCCTGGGCCCTGGGCCGCGACGAGCTCTCCGAGGACCAGCGGGCCGTGCTCAAGGCCTTCGAGACGGTGAAGTCGGTGGGCACTCGCCGCAAGCTGTTCTACAAGACCTACAAGGCCCTGCCCCACTGGCGCGACGGGCGCGTGCACCCATCGCTGAACCAGAGCGAGGCGGTGACCCGCCGCTACTCCTCCAGCGGCCCGAACGTGCAGCAACTGCCCAAGCTGGGCGATGGCGTGGAGTTTCGAGAGATCATCCTGCCCCACTGCAAGGACGCTGTCGTGGTCTCGCTGGACTTCTCGGCCCAGGAGCTGCGCAACATCGCCGAGTGGAGTGGCGACGAGAACCTCACCGCCTGCTATGTGGGCGACAACCTGAAGGACGTGCACGGCCTCACCGCCGCGGCCGCTTCCCAGTACCTGTGGGAGGCCGAGGTCAGCTACGAGGCCTTCATGGCCCAGCTTGGCGGCCCCGACAAGACCCTGGCCAAGACGGCCAAGGACCTGCGGACCAAGGCCAAGACGGTGAACTTCGGCACCAACTACGACCAGCAGGCGCCGGCCCTTGCCCAGCAGCTGCTGGTGGATGAGGAGACCGCCCAGGCGTTCATCGACGCCAAGGACTTGGCCATGCCCGGCATCAACCGCTGGAAGGAGGCGGTGCGCAAGGAGGTCGAGGAGGTCGGCTACGCCACCACGATGCTGGGCGCTCGCCGCCACCTGCGTGGCGCGCTGCTGAGCGACAACCGGTGGGAGGCCTCGAAGGCCGGGCGCCAGGGCCCGAACTTCAAGATCCAGTCCAGCTGCGCCGAGCAGACCAAGCTGGCCATGGCCGGCATGTGGGCGGACGGAATCTTCACGGATGGCCGGTTCAACGCCGAGTTCTACGCGCCGATCCACGACGAAGTCGTGTTCAGCGTCCACCGTGACCACGCTGTCGAGTGCATCCAGGCGGTGCACCGGCGCATGGTCCAGCCCTACGGCGGGATGAAGATCCCGATCATCAGCAGCATCTCCCTGGGGCGCAACTTCGGGGAGCAGATCGAGTTGGGTGAGGAGCCAACTCGCGAGGCGATTGAGGCCGCGCTGGCCAAAGCGCTTGGTGCATAATTCGAGCCCCGGCCAAAGAGCCGGGGTTTGCATCCGATAACAACAACAACAAAGAGGTGCAGCATGGGTGATGCCCTGCCACGCTCCACGCGTGACGTCTGCGAGTTGCAGGACCCGCAACTCAATCCCCCGCCCCGCAACGAGGATCTCATCGTTGTCACGAACGGTGGTCGCCTGACCACCGGACCGTGGCGCGACGAGTACATCGCCTGGGGCTACTTCCCGAAGCTCCCCGCCACTGTCAAGGAACGCCTGCGCCGAGGTGCGGCATGAGCGCGCTCGTTGTCGGGGGCCGAAAGGGCCAGTGGACGCTGCTGGAGAAGACAGCGTCTGGCACCCGCGCTAAGTGGCGCTGCCGCTGCGACTGCGGTACCGAGCGCGAGGTCTATCAGCACCACCTCAGCAGCGGCGCCAGCAGGTCCTGTGGCTGCACCAAGAAGACGCACCACAACCACGCGCTTGGCCACCTCAGCGGAGGTGCCCATGCCCGCTGAAAAAGCCACCGCCCCAAAGCCGTTCAAGTCCTTCAAGAAGACCAACGGCTTTGCTGGCCGCGGAGTCGAGTGCGAGAAGGCCGTGCAGAAGGCGCTTGACGCCTGGATGGCCGAGTCCCCCACGGGGCGGGAGGCCAACCGCCTTGTCGACACGAAGGCGGCGGGCCGCACCATCAAGGCAGCAGCGGCCGACTTCGACTTCTACGACGCCCGAGGCCACCACGGCCTGATCGAAGCCAAGCAGACCAAGCACGACTACCGCCTTGAGCGCGACAAGGTGCCCCAGCTGCCCCGGCTTCGCAAGCGCACAGCTTGCGGTGGGCGGTGCGTGGTGGTGGTCTACCACAGTGAAGCGAAGGTGTTCCGGGCTGTCTCAGCGACCTACCTTGCCAACTACGGCGACAAGGGCTCCTGGGACCTCCGCAACTTCCCCAGCTTCGACTCGGCCTGGAAGGCCCTGGCGCATGCACTGCCGGAGGTCTTTTTGTGAGCCAGGCCAACCAACGCTTCTGCGCCTACTGCAGATGCCACAAGCCCGACCAGGGCTTTAAGTTTGTTCTGCACGCGGCGAGCAACTCCAAGCGGGCCCAGTGCCCCTCCTGCCAGGCCCGCCGAAAGCTCCCCCGCCAGACCCTCATGGACATGGCCAAGCAGGAGGCCGACCTGCGCAAGAAGCAGGCCTCGTCCGAGATCCGCGCAGCCCTAGAAAGGAAACGCAAAAGTGGCGACTAAGCACGGGTTATCCAGAACGCCCGAGTACCGCGTCTGGACCTCCCTAAGGCACCGCTGCCTGAATCCGTCCGCCCAGAGCTTCAGCCGCTACGGTGGGAGGGGAATTCGGATAGCACCCGAGTGGGTAGACAGCGTGGAGGCGTTCGTGAGGGACGTTGGAAAGCGCCCCAGCCCTCGACACACGCTTGATCGTGAGGACAACGACGGCGACTACGTACCGGGGAATGTGAGGTGGGTGCTTCCAAAGGCCCAGAACGACAACCGAAGCGTGTCCCGCAGGCTGACGGCTCACGGGCGCACTCAAAGCCTGGGGGACTGGAGCCGAGAGACCGGCATCCGATACACGACCCTGATCGCTCGGTTGGACCGCTATGGGTGGAGCCCGGAGAAGGCTGTGGGTGAGCCTGCGGTGTACGGGCGCCCTGAACGAAAGAGAAACATGAAAGGCCAATATGTCTAAAACACTGGTTATCTCAGACCTGCACCTCGGGGTGCAGCGCTCGGGAGGCACGACCATGAGGTCTGCCGACGAGCTCCGCGAGTTCGCCCGCCAGAAGCACGTGTCGCTGCTGGCCCTGGCCCCGGCCAACGGGTGCAAGCGTGTGGTGGTCAACGGTGACCTGACCGACGTCTACGACATCTCTCTCACCGAGGCCCTGGACCTCTACTCGGACACCAACGAGTTCCTGTCGGCCAACCCCGACATTGAGCTCATCTGGGCCCTGGGCAACCACGACCTGTCCAAGGACAGCTCGCGCCTAGGCACGGTGGCCTTCGTCGGTGCGCTGCTGCGCATGCGCCACTCGACCTTCCGGCTCATCAGCGAGCCCACGCAGGTCGATGACCTCTACATCATCCCCCACCTGATCAACCAGGACGTCTTCGACTACGCCCTGACCCAGGTTCCCGATGGCGTGAAGTGGCTGCTGCTGCACTGCAACTACGACAACACCTTCGCCTGCGCGGCCGACCACAGCTTGAACATCAGCCGCGACCAGGCCAAGGAGTTCAAGGGCCGGGGCATCAAGCTGGTGCTGGGCCACGAGCACCAGGGGCGCGAGACGCTGGGCAGCAGCGTGATCATTGTCGGGAACCAGTTCCCCACCTCGATCGCGGACTGCCTGCCCCATGGCGAGGCGCAGCGCGACGGAAAGAAGCGCGCCATGGTGATCGACGGCGACGCGCACAGCTTCATCACGACCTGGACCCCCGACGACGCGGATGGCTGGTTCGCCCGTGTCGATTGGCGCGAGCTGAAGGAAGTCGAGGAAGAAGGGCGCGGCTTCATCCGCGTGGAAGGCGACGCCGCCCGCGACGAGGCCACCGACGTGATCAAGGCCATCGCCACGTTCCGTCAGCGCAGCAAGTCCTTCGTGGTCACCAACGCCGTGCGCGTGGAGCAAGCCGAAGGACTTGAGGACATTGGGGACAGCATCGAAGACGTGCGCTCCCTCAACGTGATCGACCTGCTGCTGGAGCAGCTGGATGAAAAAGAGGCCGCCGTGGTGCGCGCCCTGTTGGCCGAGAAGGCCCTGGAGAACTGACATGACCATCTACGCAAAGATCATCGCCGACAGCAAGGGCCCGGGCGGCCGCATCACCTCTCTGGAGCTGCAGTACCAGCGCTTCATCCACAGCGAGGTCATGACCCACCGGGTCTTCAGCCGCAACGCCATGAGCAGCCGGGCGATCCCGGTCGAGAAGATGATCGCCCAGGTTCGCGAGAACCCCGCGGCGCCCATCCACTGGGGCGCCAACCAGCCCGGCATGCAGGCGAGTGTCCAGCTGGTTGGCGACGACCTCCAGCTGGTGAAGCACCAGTGGAAGCTGGCCGCCGAGCGCGCGGCCGACTCCGCCAACATCATGCGCGAGCTCGGTGCCCACAAGCAGGTGGTCAACCGCATCCTGGAGCCCTTCCAGTGGATGCGGACCATCGTCACCGCCACTGAGTGGGACAACTTCTTCGAGCTGCGCGACCACCCGGACGCCCAGCCGGAGTTCCGCGTGCTTGCCCAGGCCATCCGCCAGGCCATGGGAGAGTCCAAGCCCCAGTTCAAGCGCACCGGGGAGTGGCACCTGCCCTACGTTCGCGAGGACGAGCAGGAGCTGCTGAACCCCGAGATCCTGCCCAAGATCAGCGCCGCGCGCTGCGCCAGGGTGAGCTACCTCACCCACGACGGCGAGAACCCCGACGTGAGGAAGGACCTGGACCTGTTCAACCGCCTTGTCGGGGCCCGCCCGCTGCACGCCTCCCCCATCGAGCACCAGGCCCGCGCCATGTCGTGTAAGGCGGCCTCGCGCAACTTCTGGGGCTGGCAGCAATTCCGAGAGACCTACGAGTCCAACCTGAGGGGCTGACATGCTCAAGACCATCACCCTGAAAAACTTCCGCCGCCACCGCGAACTGAGCGTGGCATTCGGCGCCGGCATGACCGTCATCCGCGCGCTCAACGAGCAGGGCAAGTCCACCCTGCTGGAGGCCGTGAGCTACGCCCTGTTCGGCGTCAAGGCCCTGCGTGACTCCCTGGACGACGTGGTCACCTGGGGCGAGGCCACCAACACGCTGCGCGTGGAGCTGGAGGTCGAGATCGAGGGCGTGACCTACATCGTCAAGCGGGGCAAGTCGGGCGCCGAGGTCACCTACGACGGCGGCTCGGTCACCGGCCAGAACGAGGTCACGGGCTTCGCCGCGCGCCTGCTCAAGGTGGACGCCGCGGCAGCCGCCCGCCTGACCATGTCCAACCAGAACGAGATCCGCGGTGCGCTGGAGGCCGGCACCAAGGCCACCACCGAGCTGATCGAACGCCTGGCCGAGTTCAGCCAGATCGACGACCTCATCGAGCTGATCCAGGAGAAGCTGCCCCTGGGCAGCACGGCTGCGGCAGAGGCCAACCTTGCCCAGCTGGAGCGCGACCTTGAGGACGCCCAGGCCAAGGCCCAGCAACCCGACACCGCCAGCCTGGAGGCCGCCATCGACGGCATGCGCCTGAAGGTCGAGAAGGCCCGGGCCAAGGTGGGCGTGGCCGAGGAGGCCTACACCCAGGCCCAGGCGGCGTTCGACAAGGGTCAGGAGGCCCACAGCGCCCGCGCCCGACTGGTGGACCGCCTGGAGTCCGCCCAGCGCGCCCGGGACCGCTTCAACGAGGAGCTGCAGGCTGCCGAGGTCGCGGCCAACAAGGTCACGGTGTTCCCCTTCAAGATCGAGGACGTCAAGGCCGAGGTCGAGCAGCTCAAGGACGCCCCACGCCTGCTGGCCCACTTCAAGCGTGTCGAGCACATGCTCGCACCGGTGAGCGGGCCCTTGACCGACATGAGCCTGGAGGCCCTGCAGGAGGCCATCACTGGCTTCACGGAACAGGCCGACCGGGCTCGGCGCGCGGCGGCCACCGCCCGCGAGACGGTGGCGCGCGCCACCGCGCAGCTCTCCCACGGCACCTGCAGCTTCTGCGGCCAGGACTTCAGTGACCTGCCCGAGGTGGCGCGCAAGAACGCCGAGCTGCAGGCCGAGATCGACGCCGCCAAGGAGGCCATCACCAGCAACGGCGCCACCGAGGCCGCGGCCAAGCTCAGCCTCACCTCGCACCAGGCCATCCTGACAGCGTCGGCCGTGCTGAAGCAGCCTCTGCCCGAGTTCATCGAGCGCGACGGCCACCACCTGCCGCCCAGCTTCAAGTGGGTGGGCCCAGACGTGGCCGCGCTGCAGGACTCCAAGCGCCGCCTGGACGAGCTCAACGCCCAGCTCAACGAGGTGGAGGCTGCCCGCAAGCGGGAGGACCTGGCCCTGGCCCGCTTGAGGGACCTGCAGGCCCGTCGTGACGAGGTCTATGGCGCTGTCGGGGCTGCCACGCACGCCCTGGATGAGGTCGCCGAGGTGGACACCGAGTCGCTGCGGGAGGCCCGCCAGGCCGCCCGGGCCGCGGCCCTGGCCGCGCAGAACGAGCTGAGCGATGCCCAGGCCGAGCTGCGCGACGCCGAGCGCCGCGTCGAGGCCATGGTCTCCCAGTGGCGCTCTGCCCTGGAGCGCGTCGAGCAGGTCCAGAACTACATCACCCAGCGCAAGCGGGAGATCGAGTCGATGGCCTTCAACAACGCCCTGCTGAAGAAGGTGCGCAGCGCGCGCCCGGTGATCGCCGACAAGCTCTGGAACATCGTGCTCACCGCGGTGTCGGGCTACTTCAGCGAGATCCGTGGCGAGAAGTCCCGTGTGGCCAAGGATGGCGACGGCTTCAAGGTGGATGGCCACCCGGTCACCTCGCTGTCGGGCTCGACCAAGGACGCCCTGGGCCTTGCCATCCGCGTGGCCCTGGTCCGCACCTTCCTGCCCAGCTCGCCCTTCCTGATCCTGGACGAGCCGGCCGCCGCCATGGACGACCAGCGCACCGAGAACCTGCTGGGGTTCATCTCGACCTGCGGGTTCCAGCAGGTGCTTTTAGTAACCCATGAGAACGTCAGCGAGACGCTGGCGGACCACATCATCACCCTGTGAGGAACCATGACCAAAGAACGAAACGAAGAACTTGAGGCCGCCCAGGCCGGGGCAAGTGCAATCGTTGCCATCGCCCTGGTGGTGGCGGCGGCATTGGTGGCCCTTGTCGCCATGTCCCTGGCCTACAGGGCCTGGCAGAACGACCTGGACCGCAAGGCCTTCCTGGAGTGCGTCCGCACCGTGGAGGCCAGCCCCACCAAGTACGCCACCGTTTTCAGCTGCACCATTCGCTGAACCGCCCGGGCCCTCGGGCCCATAACCAGAAGAAGGGAAAACCCCCATGCGAATCTACACCGACCACACCGGCCTCATCTACGCCAACGCCATCTCCCGCACGGGTGACGGCAGGGACGTGAACGGACGGATGTACCAGCTGTGCGCGGGCCCAACGCTCGTCAGCCTGAACTTCCAGAGCCAGCCCACTGAGCTCGGCGCGAACGGCGTGACCAACGAGGCGCTGCTCGCGGTCCTCGTCCACCGACTTGGCCTGCAGCAGGGGGAGTGGCCCTGTGACGAGACCCTCCAGGCACTCGAAGGCGTCACCTCTGCTCTGCACGCGCTCAAGGTGCGGGAGGAGCGCCTGCGCGCCACCAGAAACCCCGGCTGACCTCAGCCACATTGGAGAAGAACAAGATGGGAACAACCCACGTGAACCAGCTCCCCGAAATCATGACCGCCTCCGAGGTGGCCTTCTTCCTCGGGTGCACGGTGTCCACCCTGGAGCAGCTGCACCGCGAGAAGCGCTTGTGCGGCGTGCGCCTGGGCTCGGGCGGCCTGCGCTACACCCGGGAGGCCCTGATCGCCCAGCTCAACACCCTGTGCCTGAACGCCATCTCGAAGGGCGATTGCACCCCGCCGCCAGGCGCTACGGCCGTGGCCCACGCCACCACCAGCAAGCCGGTGCGCCGCACCCCTCCCCGACTCGTGCCGATGGGCGAAGGAGCGCCGGCATGAACGCCCAGCAAGCCTTTGAGAAGGCCCTCTACGACCTCATCGACGAGTCACCCTCGACGGCCCTGAGGTGTGTGACGGGGGCCTTCGTGGCCCTGACCGTCCAGCTGGCCGAGCAGGCAGGTGCCGACACCTCACTGGAGATCCTGATCGACGGAGGGCCCGCCAGGGACGTCACCATCCACCCGCCCAAGGTCGGTGAGATGGCTGCTCAGCGGGGGGTGCACTGATGAAATACATCATCTTCATCAGCTCCCTCACCCTGTTCAACATCGTGGCCGGGATGGTGGCAGATTACGCCAACAGAGGCCTGCTCGGGGCCTTCGGGTCGCTGGTCAGCGACCTGGGCCTGCTTGGCGTCGGGGTCGTGTTTGGGCTGGGGTTGGCAGTCATCAAGGCGGACCGGCGTCGCTCCGAGAAGGGGGGCGACGATGTCGGTTGAGTTCAACGCGCTGGAAGCGCTGAAGAAGGCGCAGGGCGCCCTGATGCTCATTGAGGATCTCCGTGAGGCCCAGCGCACCGAGATTGCCCGAAAGGAGCTCAAGCGCCGCACCTCCGGCCTGTACGGCTGGGCCTACCAGCTGCTGTTCGGGCCGCAGAGCCTTGAGCGCGTGCACCGGGACCTCTGCAGAACCCCCGGCTTCAGTGACTACAAGGCGCAGGCCCTGGCCTACCGCGCCCAGGAGATCGTCATCGAAGGCATTGAGGCGGCCGCTGAGGCGGCACACCTGCGGGGCCAGCCGGTGAGGCTCTCCACCAACGAGGTGCTCACGCTCTCACACTGGGTACGCGTGTTCAATGCGGGCGACAAGGTCCTCGCCCCGTATGCTGGCGTAGCGCAGCGCAAGGGATAGCGAGCTCCAGCCCATCACCTTGCACACCTCGACGTCGGACAGGGCCCAGCGGCCCTGTCCGTCTCTCAGTTCAAACCAGCGGCATGCTGCCTCATGCCTCAGATCGTGGGTGGTGAAATCTTCCACCTTCGCATAGGCGAAAAGGGTGCCAAAGCGCCCTTTCAAAGCCGAGGTAGCCCTAGCTCTACCCTCCGGCGACCCGTCCCAGAACGGGAACATCAACCCCACCCTCCCCTCACACCAGCTTTTCAGCTTCACCCTCAACGCAGGCTTCAGCGGCACCACCCGCGGCTTCGCTCGTCCCCGGTGGCCCTTCGAGCCCGCCACCCGCAGAATCCCCTTCGCCTCATCGAACGCCGACACCTGCAGCCGGAACGCCTCCGACAGGCGCAGCCCGGTGTCGAGCATCAGGTCAAACATCATGGCCATGGCCGGGTCCACCCAGAGCGCGCGCTCCCGGTCCTCGCGCTTCACTCCAGCCAGGGCCTGCCTGATCCTGGCCTCCTCCTCGGGCAGCAGCCGGCGGTCGCGCTGCACGTCCACCTTCGGCTCGACCAGCTCGCTCTCGGCCACCGAGTAGGTGCTGTAGCCAAGCGGAAGCAGCCGGAACGGGTTCACCTGGTCCCGTCCCGTGGTCTTTCGGTGGTGCCAGTCCAGCGCCCGGGCAAGCGAGCCCACCCGCTTGCGGATCGTGCCCGGCGCCAGGTTCTCCTTGACCTTGCACTCCTTCACGAATGCCTCCACCCAGGCGTAGGTGCTCTGGTGCACCCGCACGCCCTTGAGCTTGCGCGCCAGCAGCTTCACCAGCTCCACTTCTGACGGCGCGACCGAGGCCTCCGCCAGGTAACCGCCAAGCAGCTCTGGCCACGGCGTGTGGTCCTTGCGCCCCTCGGTTGGCTTCTGCTCGGCGAGCTCGACCGGCACCACGCCGCGCTGGAGCATGGCCTCAAGCTGGGTGCCGTAGGTCTCGGCCTCCCCTCTCGTGTCGAAGGTGAAGAAGAAGGGGCGTGGGAGCAGCTTGTGCACCACGCGGAGCTGAAAACGCTCGCCTCGTTGCTGAATGCTGGCCATGTTGGACTCCTAAAAGGGGTCCAATCCTACTCGATTACACGGACTGCGCGGTCCGTGGAGACGGTAGCATGCTACTCAAAACGGGTAGCAAACCACCCAGATTGGGTACAAAACGGCCGACCCAGAAACAGGAAGGGCCTCAAGTGAGGCCCGTAAGTCGTTGATTCTGTTGGAGTTTTTTGGAGGCGCGATCCGGAGTCGAACCGGACTAACCGGATTTGCAATCCGGGGCATAACCGCTTTGCTATCGCGCCGCTGACCTGCGTAAAAAAGGGAAGCTTAGCTTCCCTTTTTTGACTTGATTGGAGCGGGAAACGAGGCTCGAACTCGCGACCTCAACCTTGGCAAGGTTGCGCTCTACCAACTGAGCTATTCCCGCGTTTTCTAACCGCACTGCAGTGTTCGTCAGAAGCTGAAATTATAGCGTAAAAATCGCGCCTCCCGCAAGGGCGCGCGATTTTTTAGTGCTTCACCGCATCGACATCGGCCGGAACGGCTCGGGTCGCGGCTGCGGCCACCTGGGCAGCCACTTCCTCTTCCGTCAAGGCCACGGGCTGCCGCTCCAGCGCAATGGCGAGCACCTTGTCGATCCATTTCACCGGCACGATCTCCAAGCCCTGCTTGACGTTGTCGGGAATCTCCGCCAGGTCTTTCACGTTCTCTTCGGGGATGACCACCGTCTTGATGCCGCCACGCAGAGCGGCCAGCAGCTTCTCCTTCAGACCACCAATGGCCGTCACCTCGCCGCGCAAGGTGATTTCGCCCGTCATGGCCACATCGGCGCGCACTGGAATGCCGGTGAGGGCCGACACCAGCGCCGTGGTCATGGCGATGCCCGCACTCGGGCCATCCTTTGGCGTGGCGCCGTCAGGCACGTGGATGTGAATGTCACGCTTCTCGAACATCTCATCCTTGATGCCCAGCACTCGCGAGCGGCTGCGCACAACCGTGCGAGCGGCCTCGACCGACTCTTTCATCACGTCGCCCAGCGAGCCCGTACGCGTGGTGGCACCCTTGCCCGGCATGGTGGCGACCTCAATGGTCAGCAAGTCGCCGCCCACCTCGGTCCAGGCCAGGCCCACGACCTGGCCCACCTGGTTCTGCTGCTCGGCGCGGCCGTAGCTGTACTTGCGCACGCCCAGGAAATCGCTGAGGTTCTCAGCCGTCACCACCACGGTGGGCTCGTACTTTTTGAGCAGCAACCCCTTGACCACCTTGCGGCAGATCTTGGACAGCTCGCGCTCCAGCGAGCGCACGCCGGCTTCACGGGTGTAGTAGCGCACGATGTCGCGCACGGCGTCTTCGCGCACGTCGAGTTCGCCGTCCTTGATGCCGTTGTTCTTGATCTGCTTGGGCAGCAGGTAACGCACGGCTATGTTGGTTTTCTCGTCTTCGGTGTAACCCGAGAGGCGAATCACCTCCATGCGGTCCAACAGGGCCGGCGGGATGTTCATGGAGTTGGAGGTCGCCACGAACATCACGTCGGACAGGTCGAAATCAACCTCCACGTAGTGGTCACCGAAGGTGTGGTTCTGCTCGGGATCCAGCACCTCCAGCAAGGCGCTGGAAGGGTCACCGCGGAAGTCGGTGCCGAGCTTGTCGATCTCGTCGAGCAGGAACAGCGGGTTGCGCGTGCCCACTTTGGACAGGCTTTGCAGCACCTTGCCCGGCATGGCGCCGATGTAGGTGCGGCGGTGCCCGCGAATCTCCGCTTCGTCGCGCATGCCGCCCAGGGCCATGCGCACGTACTTACGACCGGTGGCCTTGGCGATGGACTGCCCCAGGGAGGTCTTGCCCACGCCCGGTGGGCCCACCAGGCAGAGGATGGGGGCCTTCACCTTGTCTACCCGCTGTTGCACCGCGAGGTATTCCAGGATGCGGTCCTTGACCTTCTCCAGACCATAGTGGTCTTCGTTCAACACGCCTTCAGCAAAAGAAAGATCGTGCTTGATCTTGGTCTTCTTGCTCCAGGGCAGCGCCACGAGCGCGTCAATGTAGTTGCGCACCACGGTGGCCTCGGCCGACATGGGCGACATGAGCTTGAGCTTCTTGAGCTCGGCATCGGCCTTCTTGCGCGCATCGGCGGGCATCTTGGCCGCCTTGATCTTCTTCTCGATCTCTTCGATGTCGGCGCCCTCTTCGCCCTCGCCCAGTTCCTTCTGGATGGCCTTGACCTGCTCGTTGAGGTAGAAGTCGCGCTGGTTCTTTTCCATCTGGCGCTTCACGCGCCCGCGAATCTTCTTGTCGACATTGAGAATGTCCACCTCGCGCTCGAGCTGCTCGAAAAGGTTTTCCAGGCGCTTGGCGACGCTGTCCAGGTCGAGCACCACCTGCTTGGATTCCAGCTTGAGCGGCAGGTGGGCGGCGATGGTGTCGGCCAGGCGCCCCGCGTCGTCGATGCTGGAAATCGAGGTGAGGATCTCGGACGGGATCTTTTTGTTGAGCTTGACGTACTGGTCGAACTGCTGCATCACCGCGCGACGCAGGGCTTCGAGCTCAATGGCCTGGGCTGCCTCGCGTTCTTGCGCAGGATCAATCGGCGCCACGTGCGCGATGAAGTGGCTCTCGCCCTCGCGGATGCTCAGCACCTTGGCGCGCTGCCCACCCTCCACCAGCACCTTCACGGTGCCATCGGGCAGTTTCAGCATCTGCAGGATGGTGGCCACGCAGCCCATCTCGAACATGTCGTCGGTGGAGGGCTCGTCTTTGGCGGCGGCCTTCTGGGCCACGAGCATGATCCGGCGCTCGGCCTCCATGGCCGATTCCAGGGCCTTGATGCTCTTGGGACGCCCCACGAACAGGGGAATCACCATGTGCGGGAACACGACCACGTCACGCAGGGGCAACAGCGGCAGGTCCACCGGGGTGCTGGGCAGGGGAGTTTGTCCGGACAT